AGGTGCAGCAGGCTGCCACCTTCGTATTCCAGTGGTCCGGCGTCGGCGTCGTGCTGCCAGCCGAGCAGCGCAGCCCAAAGCTCGGCGCGCAGGCTGTGCACACTGGCGACTGCCGCCTGGCCGCGCTCGTCCGAGGTGTTGGAGAGCACGACGACCACGGCAAAGCTCTCGCGCAAGGGCTGCCTGTAGCCGGTGCTGCTGCGGTTCTGCCCCGGGTTGTCGTCAAGCGGCAGCACGTATGCGGCCGGCACGGTAAGGTTGGCGGCCTCGGGCAGCACCTTGAAGTCGGCGGCGCCGGCAACCCTGCTGCCGAACGATGCGCAGCGGGCCTTGACGGCTGAAATGACGGTGGTGAGGTTCATCCGACACTCCCGGTCGGCCGCAGTGCGCCGTCCAATGCTGCCGCGAGCAGCGCCTGCACTGCGCCGCGGCGGTTATCGAGCGCCTCGGTCATGTAGTTGGCGCGCTTGCCGATCCGGCCCGGCACGCCGTAGTAGAGAAACGCGGGGTAGTACGCGGCCATCTCGGCGGTCTTTTCCGGCATGACCTTGACCATGAATCCATATCTGGATACGCGCGGCTTGATCGAGCGCATCAGCGCGCCGGTGGCGCGGCCGGGCATTTCGCCGGCCTTGGAGATGGCACGACGCGCCACCAGGCGGCGGGCTTCCTTCTGCACGTCGCGCCCGGCAGCGCGCATGGCGGCACGCACGCGGCCTTTCTCGAAGTCGATCAGGCTGTGTCCGGCGGTGTTGACGTAGGCGTCGAACATCAAATTGCCCCCAGCTCCTCGACCTCGAGCACGGTGAAGCGGCGCTCGCCGGCCAGATCTGACACACGGCGGACGCGGTAGCGCACACCGTCGCATTCGGCGACGTGCTCGGCGGTGATGCCGGTGACGTGGCGCACGGTGATGCGGTGGCTGACGCTGTCGCCAGTCTGCTTTGACCCGTAGTAGACCGACCCTCCGACTGGCTCGATACGGCCCCACACTGTGACGCCGGCATCGTAGGTCTGGTCGATTCCAAACGCGGAGTTGGGCTGGTCCTGCCAGCGGCGCAGGGCGATGCGCCGATCAAGCGCTCCGGCGGAAGGCTTGCGCATACGGTACATGGTCAGAAGCGGATGATCCGGTAGGGGTCGAGCAGCGCCTCGGTGTAGGGCATGACGGCTGGCTCTGTGGACGACCCGACGTCGACCGATTCGCGGTGGTCGTACCAGGTGCCGATGTTGAGCAGCATCCACTGCTTGATTGCCTGCGGCACGTTTGCGGCGGCGCCGTATCCTGCGGTGAAGCTGATCTGCACGCTGCCCGGCGTCTGCCGGCACGCCGGCCAGGACTTGCCGTAGGCCGGCAGCACCACGCCGGGCGTCTCGTTTGCAATCACTTCATACTCGCTCGCCGCAAGTGTCTGCCGAACGCCGTCGCCATCCAGGTAGGTGAGGCTCTGGACGGACTGGAGCGGCGGCAGCGGTAGCTCGAGCGTGTCGACCGGGAAGCGGTCAAGGTCGAACCGCCATTGCTGCGTTACCAGCGCGCGCCCGGTGCGGTTTTCTGCCGACTGGCGCGCGGCGACGATCAACGCCGTGATCAACGTGTCATCTGCAGAGCCGTCTTGCCTGCATTGCAGCTTTGACTCGGCGAGCGTGACCGGCTCGACTGCAGGGGCGACGAGAGGAGTGAGGCCCATTCAGATTTACTTCTTCTTGCTGCCAGGTTTTTGGACTGCCTCGACTGCCTCGACTGCCTCGACTGCCTCGACTGCCTCGACTGCCTCGACTGCCACTGCACCCGGCTGCGGTTTTTCTTCCTTGGCTTCGCCGACGGCCACGGCGTAGCCACCGTTGATCAGCATTTCGGCTTCATCTGCCGACACGGTGCACTTCTCGCCAGGGTGGCGCGAGCCATTCGGCCCAGCCATCAGGGTTTTCATGCGAATTTCCATGTTGATGTCCTCTTGCAGCGGGCCGCGACTTGCGCGGCCCGTCAGGTTTCAGCCGCTATCAGGCGACCGGCTGCTTGCGGGCGTCGCCGCGGATGACGACGCCGGCGTAGACGCCGCCAGTGGTCGCACCGGCGACGGTGGTCACCGCGCGGATGTAGCGCTTGGTGCCGCGATAGCCGACGCGCTGGTTGACGTTGCTGGCCAGCGCTGCCAGGGCGCCGATCAGGTCAGCGGCGGTGACGTCGGTGAAGGTGCTGTTGTCGTCGGATTCCTGCACTTTTGGCGTGTGGGTGCCGTCGGTGATGGTGCCGACGGAGAAGGCCACGGTTGCCGAGGCGAAGCTGGCCAGGTCAATGCCGCTTCCGTTGGCAGTTGCGGTGCGGGCGGCCGGTGCGAGCGAGTTCTGCACGTCTTGGGCTTGCTTGATGTCCATTTCTTTGGGCTCCTATTTGATGGGTTCTGCTTGAGCGGGAATGACAGCTGCCCGTCAGATTGATCAGGACGTCTTGACGCGGGCGAATGCCTCGGCCAACACCGGCATGCCGTCGCCTTCCTTGCGGCCGATGAAGCCGGTCTGGTTGGTTTCCGCATACAGCTCGACCAGACGCTGGATCTGCATGTCGAGCGCATCCGCGATCCAGTAGAAGGAGAAGTCGGCGATGATGCCGACGTACTGGCCGGTGGTGAACGTGTTCGGCACGTACTCGGACTGATGGACCGACACGCCCAGCAGCATGTCCGGGTCGCCGTCCTTCTTGGAGGGCTGCCACAGATACTGGCCGTTGCTGTCCTTGAGCTTGGCGATCTTGGCCACGCCATCGCGATGGAACAGCCACTTTGCGTTGCGTTGGTACCCGGCCTTGAGCGAGTACTTCGCGGAGATCAGGCCGTCAACGGTGTAGTCCGTCGCGCTTCCGGTCACTACGTCGCGCGAGGTTGGCACGCCGTCGTTCGATGCCGTGAACAGGCCAAGCGGACGCTTGGAGCCGTTGCCGGTCATGTAGGCCTTTTCTTCAGAGATACCGAACTTGTAGGCCAGGCGACTCGTCACCAGGGCTTCGACGCTGGGCACCTGACGCAACAGCTTGTTGCTAACCTTGATGCGCTTGGCGAGCGGGTTCGGCACCAGCTCGCGCTTGCCGAATGCCATGCTGCCGTCTTCGCTGCCGGTGAGAATCTCGCCGGTCCAGTCGGCGTCGGCCGGGTCAGCGTCGAGAGAGACGGCGCCCAGGCTGGCAGCGGACTGCACGGTGAATTTGGTGGCCCACTGGCGGATCAGCACTTCGTCGTCGATTGCCTTGATCAGAGTGCCGACGGTCTGCTCTGGCATGACGAAGAAGCCGCCTTCAGAGCCTGCGCCAGCGGACAGCGCACGCACCTGGTCGGGGTTGAGGGACTGGACGCCGCCGCGCAGCAGGGCGCCGAACGCATCGCGGTATTCCTCGCTGCCACGCGGGCCGGTGCGCTTGCCGTCGCCGCTTTGCTCGCCGCGCTCTTCGTCGAGCTTCTGGCCGGCGAGACTGCGCTCCAGTTCGACCTGGCGCTCCTCGGCTTCGATTGTCTTGCGCAGTTCGTCCTGATCGGCGAACAGCTTGTCGTACTTCTGCTGCTCCTCGCCATTCAGGCCGCGTTTTTCCTTATCGGCTGCCGCGAGCACTTCGCGGGCCTGGGTGACGAGGGTGTTGCGCTGTGCGCGCAGTTCGTTGAGTCGCTTGCTCATTGCTGGGGCTCCTTATTGATGGCCATGGACACCGGGATGGCGTCCGCTTGGCCGATGGGCGGGCGCCGCAAAAACAAAAGGCCGCGCGGAAAACCGGGCGGCCTGTGCGGGAGAGGTTGATGAAAAGTCAGGTCTCGAGATCGAGCCTCATGCGCAGCATCTTGATGTGGTTCGCGTTGCGTTCGGCATCTGCAAGCGCACCGTTTGCGTCAGCGTCCTGCCAGCTGCGCAGGTCGCGCGCGGCAACATCGGTCTGCGGGTAGGCCGGGAAGGTGACGGGGGATACGTCGAACAGCCGCACCTTTGTGAGGGTGCGGACCACTCGTCCCTCGTCGTCCTTTGCCCAGTTCTGGCCGTTCGGCCGAACGCTGAAGCCGAACGACATCTGATTGATGTCGCCACGCTCCATGCTCACCAACAGGTCGCGTGCAAGTTGGGTATCGGGTGGATCAATCTCGATCGCCAGGCCGCGCGAGTCTTCGCTCAGCTTCAGGGTGCCGGCGAGGTTGCGGCCCAGCACGTGATCAGGGTTGTGGTTGAACAGGGCCCGCACGTCGTCCGTCTGGATGGCGTCGACAAACGCGCCCGGCGCGATCTGCTCGCGGAAGCCGCCGAGATCCTCGCTGAGCTGGTTGAACACGGCGGCATGGCCGACGATGCTGCGCTTTCCGCCTTCGCGCGTCTCGACGCGCAGGGCGTCCAGCGTGAAATGGCGGCGTTCGATGTCTTTGCTCATTGCATCTTTCCTTTGATGGTTTCGGCCAGCAGATCGGCAGGCGCCATGTTGAGCGGGGTCAAGTATTCATCCAGGCCTTCTGCGCGATTCATGTTCTCGATCTCGCGGACTTCGTTGCGGTTCATCCAGCCGGCCAGCACCGCCGTGCGGAAGTAGTTGGCGCGGGCGGTTGCATCGCCGCGCAGCAGGCCGTCAACCAGGAACTCGACGAAGTACTCTTCCTGCTCGGCTTCACTGAGCAGGCCGCGTGTGAGCTCCTGTTCCCAGCGCGATAGCCACGGCTGCATCGTGTAGACGACGAAGTCGATGGACTGCTGCTCGACGTTGCTGAACGTCGCGCGCTCCAGGTCGCCGATCATGTGCGGAGGCACACGGTAGATTCCGGCGATCTCAGAACGCTGGAACTTCCTTGTCTCCAGGAACTGCGCGTCTTCCATGGTGAGGGAGAGCGGGTTGTACTTCATTCCCTTCGGCAAGAAGGCGGTCTTGTGCCGGTTCTCTCCGGTCATGGCCTTTTGCCATTTATCACGGAAGGACTTGGCTGAATGGTCGTCTTTGAAGTCGCCTTCCATCTCGACCCATCCACCCGTCGGGCGCGCATCGTTTGCCCAGAACCGGGCACCGTAGTCCTGCGAAGCGAGCGATGCGCCGATGGTTTCGCGCTGAGCCTGAATTGGCGTGACGGGTGTAATCCCATCGAGCGTCATGAATGGGATGCGCAAGACTTCTTCCTGAAGCAGCGTGGTGAAGCCACCATTCTTGTTCTGCATTTCGTAGGCCAGCCGGCCGCTATCAAGCAACACGGCGCGCATGCGATCAGGGTGAATCGGGACGAGCTGGCGTTTACCTCGCTGGTCGCCGACGATGCGCGAATACGCGACGCCGCGCAG